ATAAATGCTTCTCTAACTTCTAAAGGTGGAGAACCTATTGAGAGTTTAGACGATGAAGTATTAGATACTTGGGGATTTATAGGAGATGAGTCTTTTGATGAGACAGACGCAAAAGAAATATCTATTAGAAGATTATTTGTACCTAGAAAAGACTACACTTTAATTTCTTTTGATTATTCTCAAATGGAAGTAAGGGTATTTCTAAGTTATTTAAAAAATCCAAAGTTTGATGACTTATTAAAGAAGGGTGATTTAGATTTTCACTCCGAAGCAGCTAAGTTAGCTTTTAATATTTCAGAGAACCATGCAGATTTTAAAACTTATAGGCAAGCTGCAAAAGCTATTACCTTTGGGATTATATATGGAATAGGCAATAAGAAATTAGCCACTCAATTGGGGGCTACAGTCGAAGACGCTAAAAAATATAAAAAAGATTATTTTAAGAATATCGAAGGCTCAAGAGATTTTATTAATGGTGTAATGCAGTCTGTTTTAGATAGAGGATATTTATATAATAAGTATAAAAGGTATTATGCTATTGAATCAAAATATGCTTACAAAGGAGTAAACTATTTAGTTCAAGGCACTAGTGCTGACATTTTAAGTGAAAGAATGATAGAAGTACATAAATATTTACAAGATACTCAAAGTAATATACTATTACAAGTACATGACGAGATTATATGTGAAATTCATAATGATGAAGTAAACACTATAACATACGAAATTAAAAATTTATTAGAAAACAATAGTTTAAATATCCCATTAAAAGTAGATGTGGAGGTTTGTGAACCTTCTTGGGCTTCAAAAAGAGATGTAACTTTTGTGAAACAAGGAGATTCTCATTGGGTTTTGGGAGGGAAGATAGATTTATCAGACTTACCTTCTAGAAAAGAACCTGAAAAAATTGAAGATCATATCGATTGGGATACAGTAGGAGTTTAAAAATGATAGAACTACCTTTTACAGAAGAGATGGTATTAAGAGCAAAGAAACGTCTTGAGAATATATTTAAAGATTCTGCTAGGAGAGGAGGAAACTTTAAACAAAATACTATTCTTAAAAATGGCAGCGAAGCCGGCCTTTTATTTGAAGAAGCTTTCCTAGAATATTTTCCTGAAAGTAGCTTAGTTAATCAAACAGGCGAAAGTAGAAACAAATTTAATTATGATATTATATTTCAAGGTAAAAAATGTGAGCTTAAAGCTGTATTAAGAACAGTTAAACCCTCACCTGATTATGTCTGTTCTGTAAATGCCTATACAAGTAAACATCAAATACCTGACATGTATATATTTTCTAGTATACAACATAAAGACTATGTACCGAAAACTATTACATTAGTAGGATGTTTATCTAGAGAAGATTTTTATAGGAAAGCTAAATTTTTAAAAGAAGGAGACAGAGATTTTAATAATATAGTAAAAAAAGATAAGTACAATGTTTTAATATCACAATTAGATGATATAATTATAAATAGAACCCATGATGGAATTGATTGGGACTCAGTTTAAAGGAGTAGAGATGGCAAAAATAGATATACACTTAGGATTTACATTCAGAGTTGGAGATGTAAACAGTAATCAATATAGTAGAGTCGATATTACAGTTGGCGATGTTGATACTGATTCACCTATAGAAGATCAACTAGATAAAAGTAAAGAGACTGTAGACAAAGTTTGGGAAGAGGTAAGAAAACAAGTAGACAGTAAAATAGACGAGATTCTAGACGAGACGACAAGATAATGTTTGATCCTAAAGAAACAGAAATTACAAGAGCAGAAGTTTTACACTCACTTTTAGCAGAGAGAGAAAGACAAGATGCCCTATGGGGA